AAACATTGAGCAAAAGCAAGTTATGACAAAATCTGGAGAGTATGTTCAAGTTTTTAATCAAGTTGATGATATTGTTTATGTTACGCCTTTAAATCAAATTGGTACTGGTGTAAGACCAGTTAAAATGAATATTTCGGAGCTGGATGAAAAGACTTTTAAGTATGGAGGCGGTATTTCTAATTTTGAAAAATTGTCAAATTCGGTAGCCAGAAATTATGTTGGCAAGAGAGTAAAACCAAAATACCAAAGGCTTTATGGAAAAACATATTCGGCAGAGGAAGCTAAAGAAGTTGGAAATAAAGTAGCTGGTAAAATGAGATTAATGAAAAAATCATAAAAATGAAAAAAGCAAGTAAACCAAAAGGAAACCCAAAAATGAAAGAGGCAATTACATTGGCAAAAACAATTCGTAAGCCTAAAGAAAAATGGACAGATGCAGTCAAAAGAGCTTACGCTCAATTAAATAAATAATTAAGGCGTTATAAATATCATTAATAATAATTATTTATATTTGTAAACAAAATTAACTTATAAAATAAGAACACTATGGAAAAAATAGATTTATTACTCGAAAAATTAGACAACAGAATCCCGCAATCGATGGCTAATAGACTTGACAAGTTGGATGAATTACAAGAAAAGCTTGAGCTTGCTGGTAAGGAATATGAAGAAAATCCAACTGACGACAACAAAGAAAAATACAATGGAATCATTGACTTTGTTGAAGAAAAGGAATTAGGTATTATTGAAGATTTAGAAAAGTTGTTACAGAGTAGAAAATCTCAACCAGCTCAAGGACAAAACAATCCGCCAGCAACTCCGCCAGCAACTCCTCCAGCAAATGAGGAAAAAAAGGAAGGAATAGGAGTTGTAGGACTAGTAATTGGGGGTGTGCTTTTGGTAGCGAGCTTGGGAGCGATTAACTACTTTAGAAAACAGTAGTAATCAATTTTAAAAAATAAAAAAATGAACAACAAGGCATTAAAAGTAGGTTTAGTAACAGTTTTGGCTGTAATCGGAGGAGTTTCGGTTTTTATGTATTTTAGAAAACCAAGAAAAAACTCTGATGGATTTTTTAACGCATCTGGAAACTCAACATCTCCAAAGTCAAATGTAAAATGGTGCGCTCACAGAAATTCTGATGGTTCTGTTAGCTATCAAGCTAATACTTTAGGGGGAGGCTGTCCTAAAAATTTCGTGCAAGTAAAAGAATTTGGCGACAGAACTGGAGTTTAATAATGGCTTATAACATTTTACCATATACAAAAGCACAAGCAAGTAAGTTGGGGGTTGAAGTAAAACCCTCGACTAATTTGCTTAAAAAAATTGATGTTTTTAAAAATGGTAAGAAAGTAGCATCCATTGGAGCAAGGGGTATGAATGACTACCCAACTTATTTAATAAAAGAAAAAAAAGGGTATTACCCAAAAGGTTATGCAAATAATCGTCGTAAATTATACAAGCAACGCCACGAGAAAGACCGACATAAAGTGGGTACAAACGGTTGGTATGCTGACAAGTTATTGTGGTAAATATGAAGTTACAATATCAAGATAAAGTGCCTTCATCTTATAAGGATGAATTTGTTAAAAAGGTAGCAAGCATTTCCAGTCAATTAGAAATCGACCCTAACTGGTTGATGGCTATTATTTTTTGGGAAAGTGCTGGTACGTTTTCTCCTAGTGTTGAAAACAAAAGTACTGGAGCTACTGGATTAATTCAATTTATGCCTAGTACAGCAAAAGGACTTGGAACTTCAACTACAGCATTAAAAAAAATGAGTGCGGTAGAACAGTTGGACTGGGTTTATAAATACTATTTACCATATAAAGGAAAAATTAAAAATTATGTTGACACATATTTTGTAACATTTTTTCCATTAGCTGTTGGTAAGCCAGATAATTTTGTCATAGAAGCAAATAATATTCCAGCTTCATTAATCGCTTCTCAAAACCCAGCTTTTGATGTAAATAAGGATGGTAAGGTACAAGTTTGGGAAGTAAAAAAGGTAATGCTGGAAAAATTACCAAAAGAATGGATAAGAAACGGAAGCGTTTCATTAGCTGTTAAATCATATACACCACAAATCATAATTGGTTTGTTATTAATCGGTGCTGGAGCATCATTATACTATTTCTATGGAAGAACTAAATAGTACTGAAAAGCAAGAAGTAAAACAAGAAGTGAACACGCAGTTGCACAAGCACCTTTCTACAATTTTTGTTGTGGTAGGTATTGTTTCGTTTTCATTAGGAGCAATTGTAAACTGGTACACGATTAAAAGATTAACTGCTGGAGGACAGACAAAATGAAGATAAGTGGAAAAATATTAGACTTCTCAAAAGAGCCTTTGCATTTAGCAAATATTACAATTGTAACTGGAAGTCAAATTAATAAATTTGGAACAACCGCAAATGAATTTGGAGATTTTAGTTTGGATAATGAAATCATACAGCCAGATTCACAATTTAGAATAAGCTATCAAGGTTTTAAACCTCAATACTTTAAAGCCAGCGAATTACAAGACAAAAAAATCATCATGGAAGAAGATAACATACTTCTTGATGAAGTTGTAATTACACCACAATCAAAACCGACACAAGCTGTCGATAAAAAACCAAGCAACATAAAACAACACTTGCAAGACCACAAACTTGCATACGCTGGATTAGGCGGATTATTAGGATTAGCATTGATAATAGCATCAATTAAAAAGAAATAATTTATGGAATCACCGCAAACTACACCAGATATTGCACCGCAAACCGCACCAGCACAAGCACCAGCACCAGCTGTTGCACCGCAAGCATCAGCACAAACAATGGAAACTGGAGGCGCAATGGAATCGGTAGCCAAGCCTAAAATGAATATGAAGGACATCCTAATAAGCCTTTTGCTTGTTACGGTTTCAATTTATGGTATTGTTTACTATAGAAAAGCAATTAAAAACTTAGATGAAGCTCCGACTGGAGAAGAATTTGACAATTTAATTGGAGATGTAGAGGAAGTTAAATACAATGTTCAAAAAGCGTTGGGTAAAAAATATCAAAAAACATAGTATATGAAAACTAAAACATTAATCGTAGGTAGCGTATTAGTAGCAGTAGGCGTTGGAGCATACTTTTTTTTGATTAAAAACAAAAATGCTGGAACTGGAATTATTTCAAATTCACTTACAAAAATTGGTGGTGGAGCTGGAACTTCTAATAGCGGAACAAATTCTGCAAGTCAAAATCAAAACAATACTGCTCATCCAGCAACTATTGATGAAATTGCACAAAATCAAAATCAAATAATAGAGCAAAATAAATATCAGCAAGTTTTAAATATTCAAACAAAATATACAAATGGTTTATATTTTGATTGTCCTCCAAAACAATCTGGATGGCATCAAAGTTGGGAATATGAAACTTGTATATCTTCAAAAAAACAAAACGCTGTTGCAAAAATTAATAAAGAAATAAATCCTTTGGGATATAAATTATCTAACGGTATTGAACCATTATCTGAAATTGTAAAACTAACGCTGTAGTATATGAAAACAAAAACATTAATCGTAGGTAGCGTTTTAGTATTGGTAGGCGTTGGAGCATACTTTTTTTTGGTTAAAAACAAAAATGCTGGAGCTGTATTAATAACTGGCGCACCTAAAAATGACAAATCATCATCTGGAACTTTAGTTTCTACTAACGACCCAGCATTATTATCTGGAGCAACAAGTAGTAATGTATCTGTAACAGAATCCGAAGTATTAAATACAGATAAAATAAACTATGATAAATCTTTAGAAATTCAAAAAAAATACACGAATTATCCAAAAGATTTATGTAAATTTCCTGTATGCCATTCTGCTATGGATTGGGAGTGTGAAGCTAAACCGAGTAGATGTTGGGGAGCTACTTATTTATATTCTGCTATGAAAATTGAAGGAGAAATTAATCCTTTAGGATATAAATTATCTACCAAGAGCAATCCTTTATCTCAAATTGTAAAACTTACGCTGTAGTATATGAAAACAAAAAATTTAATCGTAGGTAGCGTATTAGTAGCGGTAGGCGTTGGAGCATACTTTTTTTTGTTTAAAAACAAAAATGCTAAAACAGTAGTTTCTACTGGCGACCCAACATTATTATCTGGAGCGACAAATAATAATACAACGATAACAGAATCCGAAGTATTAAATTCAGACCAAATAAATTACAATAAAGCATTAGATATTCAGAAAAAATATATAAAAAAATTTACGTGGCATAATGATGCTTTACATGGAAATGATTATAGTTTAATGGACAAACTATGTACTATAAATATTAATAACGAAATTAATCCTTTGGGTTATAAGTTAAAAGATGGTGTTTATGATTCTCGTAAAGGTAAAATTGTAAAACTAACTCTATAGTATATGAAAACGAAAACTTTAATCGTAGGTAGCGTATTAGTTGCAGTAGGCGTTGGAGCATACTTTTTTTTGGTTAAAAACAAAAATACTGGAGCTGGATTAATTCCAAACGGACTTGCATCTGTTGGTACTGGAGCAACAACTGGAGGCGGTACATCTACCTCTGGTACTCAAAGTCAAACCGAAGCACCTCCTCCAGCGACTATTGATGAAATTTCAATAAATCAAAACAAAATTATTGAGCAAAATAAATATCAGCAAGTTTTAAATATTCAGCAAAAATATGTGAACAATATGAATAATAAATGCGCTGGATTAGATAGAAGAAACACTTCTGGAAATCTATTTCAAAAAAGTCCTTATGATGAGTGCATAAATATCGAATCACTACAAGCGTATGTTTCAATTAACAAAGAAATTAATCCATTAGGATATAAATTATCTAAGTATGCGCCATTATCTGAAATTGTAAAACTTACGCTGTAGTATATGAAAACGAAAACTTTAATCGTAGGTAGCGTATTAGTTGCAGTAGGCGTTGGAGCATACTTTTTTTTGATTAAAAACAAAAATGCTGGAACTGGAATGATTTCAAATTCACTTACAAAAATTGGTGGTGGAGCTGGAACTTCTAATAGCGGAACAAATTCTGCAAGTCAAAATCAAAACAATACTGCTCCTCCAGCAACTATTGATGAAATTGCACAAAATCAAAATCAAATAATAGAACAAAATAAATATCAGCAAGCGTTAAATATTCAAACAAAATATACAATTGGCTTAGGCTCTGATTGTCCTCCAAAAGAAGCTGGATGGAATGGAGATTGGGCATATAAAAGTTGTATGTCCTTAAAAAATGCAGTTGCTATAGCTACAATTAATAAGCTTATAAATCCTTTAGGATATAAATTATCTAAGTTTGCTCCATTATCTGAAATTGTAAAACTAACTTTGTAAAAATGGCAAGTTTAAAATCAAAATCTGATTACGATAGAATGACCAATGAAGAATTGGTTGCTTATTTAGATAAACTAGATAAACCTACGTTTAACAATTATGTTGATGCCGATACAAAGGTTAGATATTTTGTTGATAAGTATGGAGTTGCCTTTATTAATGCGGTAAAAGGAACTAATTTGTTTTTAAGTGGAATCATAGCTCAATCAATATTTGAAAGCGGTTACGGAAGAAATTTGCCAACTGATAAAAAGACTGGAATTATTAGCAATAATTTTGCTGGAATTAAATACAATCCAGATGTTCACGAAGGGTTTGTAACAGCTGATACAACCGAAGTTGTCAAGGGTAGAAAAACTTTAATAACTAATGTAAAATTTGCTAAATTTACAGACCCTACAGAGGGAATTAAACAGCATTTTAAAGTGTTAATGTCAGACAGATATAAAAATGCCAGACTTAATGCTAAAAGTCCAGAGGAGCAAATTAAAATGTTAGTTGAAGCTGGATATTCAACAATGAAGCCAAGTGAATATGTTGCTTTAATGAAAGGCAACATTGCAAGAGTTAGAAAATTATTGCCATTTGGTAGAGTAGCTTAAAAAGTAGAATAATGAAAAAAGTTTTAGTATATTCGGCAATTGGATTAGGATTAGGAGTAGGCGTTTACGCAACATATCTAATCGTAACAAAAATAAATAATGCTCGTATTGATTCTCGAACAGTATCGGTAGAGGAAGCATTAAAACAATTAGAACAATCAAGATAAAAATTAATTTAAATTTAAAATAAAATGAAAAAGAAAAATTTATTAATAGTTGGAAGTTTAGTAGCTGTAGCAGTAGTGTTTTATATGTACAAAAACAAAAAACAAACTGTAGCATCAGTACCAGAAGCACCTAAATTAGCAAAAGGAGAAGTAGCGGTAGTTGATAAAGATGGAAACGTAAGAGTGTTAACACAACAATTTGTTGCAAAAGACACAACTGAACCAACTTTAGGAGGCGGAAAAAGCAATATTCCAAGATTTGCATAATCAATAATGAAAACTAAAGATATTTTATTATTAGTAGGAGGAATTGCCATTGGTTACATCGCATCGAAAAGAAGCTGGAGTAAAAAAAATGTAGCTGGAGTTGTAAACGATGTAAAAGAAGTTGCTATTGATGCTGTTAAGCAAGCTGATTGCCAAGCAAAGTTGTTAGCTGAAACTTCTACCATGCGATTTGCATCTACCCAAGCTGGACAAAAGTTTAGTGATGATTTTATGAATAGTTGTATGCAAAGCTAAAAAAAAATGAATTTAAACCAAGTAACTTACGGAAACCCAACACAAGAATTAAAAAGGATTATTGACCAGCCTTCTTATATAGACGACTTATATTTGAAATTAAAAGAGGATTTTTTTCCTTTTAATGATTCAGAGCTGGTTAAAGATGAATTAAATGAATTGGTAGATTTAACAAAAACAATTGTTGATGATTCAAATAAAGCATTTTTAACCAGATATAAGGCGTATGATAGAAGTTTATCGCAAGTAATAATTACAACATTCAAGCAAAAAGGAATTGATGTAGATTCCTTATGCTTAGACATTATTGAAGATTTAAAAAGTCTTATTTTAAAGCTCAAGTATCATTTTCAAAGACCACGACCTAATCAATTAGCTCAATACTACAAGCTAAAATTATTTCCTATTACAAGTTATTCAGCTAGCACTCCTTCTTATCCTTCTGGACATACTTTACAAGCTTATGTTATTTTAAATGTAATTGCTAATAAGTTTCCAAATGAATTTCAATTTTGCAAAGATATGATTGACGATGTTTCTTATAGCAGATTATCTCTAGGACTGCATTATCCAACAGATAACGATTTTGCTATAACAGTAGGAAAAGAAATTTTAAAGCATCCAAAGTTTACAAAAAAATACGGAATATGATAAAAACCAAGACTACACTATAAAAACAATCGAAAATGAACCAAGAAACAAATAACATTTCAAGTATTTTTGCAGAAGTCAGTAAAACTATTCAGTTAATAGGCATTGAAAGGCTTTTAGAAGTTTTGAAAATTGCCAGAGAAAATGGTAGCGACTTAGATGAAAATATAAAATCGCAATCAATTGCAATTATAAAAATTGTATGTGAAGAATTTAATATTGATGTAAACGACTTCTACTCCAGAACTCGTAAAAACAATAGAAGATATGCAATCGGTATTACCGCTATGATTTTAAAAGAACATTTAAAACTAGATGTTGCTGATATTTCGTTCCTAATTAAAAAACCAAACAATTTAGTTTCAATTTACTCAAAAGAAGTAAGTGAGTTAAACCCAAATCACAAATCTGACATTCTAATAATTCAAAAAATTAAAAACATAAATAACAACTTAAAATTAATAACAAATGAATAGCCAAGAAACACCAGAAGTAGAAATTTTAGAAGATTTTTCTCCATTAGATGCGCCAGTAAAAAAAAGGTCGTACACCCAGCATAAGGTTTTTGAAAACGCAGAAGTAGTAGCCGATTTAGAAGAACCTACTTTTCAAGCTCCTTCATTTGATGATTTTAATCCAAAAGAAGAAAAAGAAAAAGAGCCAGAAAGACAATTTAATGAATCATTTAGCGAATTAGATGGCAAAGAAAAGTCTATGGGAGCTGAAATGATGGCTGAAATGACTTTGGATATTTACGAAAAAGGCTGTGGATTTTTAGGTAAGCTTCCAGAAATTAGCGAAAGTAAATTAGATGCGCTTATTAATGAAGGAGAAATTGACCCAAACATTGAGTTGGCTACTGAAAGCGGAAATTTACAAGTAAAAGAATTTGCTCAAGAATTTAATGGTAGTATTAAAGATGCTTTTGAAGTTTCTGACGATTTTAAGGAAAAGGTAAGACCTCCTTTAATTCGAGTATTTAAAAAAAGAGGCATTGGAATGACTGACGAGCAATTGTTGGCTTATTATTTTGTTACCGATTTAGGTACTAAAACTGCTCAAGCTTTTATGTTAAGAAAAACTTCTAATAGCATTTTGGATTCATTAAAAGCAAATACTCAAGCTTTGAGAGAAAATGGCGCACAAAGACCATCTCCAGCACCAACTCAAACACCAGCTTCAAATACTAAAGAGGAAAATATCGAATTTTATGAATCATTTAGCGACCAAGAAGTTGTAGTGCCAAAAAAACCAAGAAAGACTAAAACAAATTTAGAGGAGCAATTACAATATTTTGAGCCAGAGGAAGGAGGAAGCGTTTATTCAAATTTACAAAATAATGGAGGATTTGTAAAAGAAACTCAAACGCCAGATAATATGCCTAAATTTGGCGACCCAGATATTTTAGCACAACTTGAAAAGCTATCTAACGAGCCTAAAAAACCAGTTAGAAAAAGAACAACTACAAGTGCAAAGAAACCAAGAAACACAAGAGGAACTAAGTAATGATAAGTAAATATTCAAATAACAATAACAATGG